GCATCGTGCAGGGCGTTATGGCGTTCACCTTCGAATGGAATAGTCGTTCTTGCGTCGAAATCCATCACCAGTCCCAGAGCAACCATCGTTCTTACATCGCGATCATTGGTGTAACGCCACGGGCAGGGGATCCCCTGCCGTTCATATGAACGGCGTAAAATCACGTTGTCGAAAGTTGCACCGTTACCCCAGACCTGAACAAAAAATTCACCGGAGTTTTCGTCGATAAATTCCCGGAATTGCAGCAGTGCATCATCCAACGTGATTTCATCGGTCAGAATGGAGGATTGTGCTTCGCGTGACTGTTTCAGCCACCACTTAATGGTGTCCCGATCGATGACCCCACCTGCGGTTTCCAGATCGATAGTTTTGCTGAATTCTGGCCCCATCTCTCCGGTTGCCGGATCAAAAAACTTACCGGCTATAGAGTTTATTGGCGCATCAGGATTTTTTCCCATTGTTTCAAGGTCAATCATCAGATGGTGCCACAACCTGCTGGTGGATGAGATTTCATGATGACCGTTCACTTTAATTAAGGGATTTGCTGTTTCGCCAGTTTTATTATCGCTGGCGTGATACTGATCGCTGCCAGTGTTCTCCTTGTGCAGATGTTCAGTGCCTTCCATTTCCTCCGGATCATTTTTCTGAGCTTCAGCCTGATTCTCTTCATCGAATGTTTCCAGGTAGGTTGCGTTCCCCATCACCGCACCACAGTCAGGACAGTTGCCGCCACCGGTCTGACCGCATGCGGTGCAAACTTTTTCCAGTTCCTGTTGCACTGCTGGTTCTGGTTGTTGTTCTTCTGGCCCGTTTTGTTGCGTATCCGGGCTGTTTTGTTCCGCTTCTGGCTCATTTTGTTTCACGTTGGGCTGATTCTGGTCCTCAGCGTCGCGACTCTGGATCCCTTTCACCCATTTCGGATCATTCGGGTCGCTAATCCCTTCAACAAATTCACCACGTGATGCAGCAAGCAATTTATCGGCGTCAGGCTGGCTGATATTGGCTGCCTGCATAATTTTGTTTACTTCGTCAGCGGTAACTTTTACCGGCTCTGATTGTTCGGAATCTTCAGCGGTATCCACATTTTGCGGTAAGCCCGTGTATGTGCCATTTTTTCGGGCAAAATATTCTTCTTTTGAGATTTCGGTACCGCCGGCAGCCAGCGCCTTGTCCAGACCAGAAAGTTTGTTTGCCCTGCCGTATTTTTCCCCGCCCTTATCGGTAAAGACGAAATAAAATGGTCCTTCACGCTCTACAGATGGTTCAGCTTCCACCAGGATTTCATTTTTTTGAGTATCGGATTCTGCCGTCTCCACTGGAGCAGTTTGTGCTGCTGACGGCTGGAGAGCATCAGTAGAGCTCTGGTCTGTTTCTTCATGTTCAAACACGCCCTTTGTCGTCAGGTATTCACTGATATATTTGTTCAGTGCAACGGGATCTTTGTGAATATCGATCGGACGTTCGCGAACAAGGCCAAAAATAGTCTGACGGTCATAGCCAAGTGCTTCGGGCTGTTTGCGCATTGATGCTGAGATACGCTTCCAGTCTTCGCGATCCTTGTCGATAACCTCATTTGTCGCCCAGCGATGGATGGTACCGTCAATGTTTCCTGCATCCACATCACCGGGCCAGAGGGCGCAGGCCAGTTCATTGTCGAGTGTTTTCCATGTCTGTTTGTATTCGCGGCGAATGGCAACAGTGACAGCCCCGGTTTTTTCAGCAGCGTTTTCAGTGTTCTGTTGGTTGACTCTGGCGCGGGTGAGATCAACAACAGACGTGTATTTTCCGGTTTCCTTGCGTTCACCTTCGCGACGTTTTTTCCAGATGCGCATCTCTGCCTGAATTTCAGGCCATTTAGCGCCAGGCTCACATTTATGCTTAACCCACCCGATGGCATGCAGTTTAAGTTCAGGATACATGGCGTTAACTTCTGGCATTTTCATCAACGCTTCAACGATATGTCCGCCGAATGTTGCCATGTCTTCCTGTAGTAATTCCTGTGCGCTAATCACCATATCAACGGTGATGTTTTCGCATGTGTCGAATTTAACCAGGACTGCGTTCTGTACTTCAGGGGACAGCTTGTCAAAATTGACGTTCATCGGATCGGATTCTGGTTCGACCGGTACAAAGGAAGCTGACTCCTCATCCCAGCGGTTTTCCTGCATATATTCGGTATCCCAGGAATCGAGGGCAGGGCGGGGTATGCCGGGTTTATCCTCGCAGACAATAAATTTATAAGCGCAGTCCTGAGCTGCCGGGAATTGCTCCAGAAATTGCCAGTGAAATTTTGCGCGTGCGCGACGCTCATCACCGGCTTCAATGGCAGTGGCCACCGCAACAGCGCTATCTTCTTTTATGGCCTGTTCGTCAGGAATAGCAGCGCAAATAAAGATTTTACTCATTGTGTTTTAACCTCATTACAGATTTAAGGGTGAACAAATCCCTGCCATTGCTGGCATATAAAAATGAAACCGGATATTAATTACGGTGCTGTTTTAAAGTCCTGCCGGTATTTCGTTATTATTAGTGTGAGTAGTTTTATCTACCGGATAACAGTTACCGGGAATTTTTTGTTCTGCTGCTGCAGCCATGCATTCTTTCATTGAACCGTATAAGCCAGTCACCAGCTCAAGAGATTCGCCGGAAACAAGATAAACTGTCAGAACGAGTGCAAATGTTGTATTCATTGTTTATATCCTTTTTGCAGCAGGTCCAGACGAGCCAGCATTGAAGGAATGCATACTTCATTTAACAGGTCCTGCTCGAGTTTTCTCTGCTTAATGGCGTCTTCAATAAATGTTTTGTCTCCAGTGATAACGCCAATTTCGAAACGAAGTTCAGACGTGCTGGCATTACATGATAACTTTTCCATTATCGCGTCCTCAACAATGAATTTTGTGATGCGGTGCCTGGTGCCTCCAGGTGACGTTAACCAGTTAACAATTAACGCCGGATACAGAGCATTCTCGTTACTCAGCAAATGACCGCTTTACCGATTTAACTGTTCCGCGTGCGCTGAGCCGCATTCACCGCATCACAAAATTCACTTTTAAAAAAGGGCGGCAGAGCAGTTACGGAGTAAAACTGATACCGCCAAATGTCACCAGAATATTGATAACAGAGGGCGTTGCAGCGGGGTTGTCACTTAAGCGTATGGTCAACCTGACAACCCGGTGTCCTCAACGGGGAAAGAATAACCCCGCCATACTTACCGCCGCGCCATTTCGCGGATTGCCACAACCGGAAGCGCACGGTCGAATTAAATTTAACGACGGCTCTAAGGGAGAAGGACTTCGCCGTGCACTTTCGTGTTATGCCCTGACTTTTCAGGGATATATCCTTTCAGTAAACTGTCAGTGCCGGATTCTTATCTGTGTCCGGCGCACGACCACACGTAGCAGCGTGTTGGTCTCCATTTTTAATTCAGCCCTTAATGGAGGATAAAATGCCAAACAAACCATGCCCTGCCTGTAACGCTCTTTCTGGCTTTTTAGAGAAGGGCGGTTATTACATTTTTAACTGTCCAGAACATGTTGAATTTCATATATCAAAACTTGACAGTATCATTACAAAGCCAAATCAGTATCAGTCTGATTTACTGAATAAAGAGTTAAACGCCGCCCGAGATTAAGGGCGTAGTGGCCCATTAAAAATATTGCAAAGACCAACTATTGTTGAACTGGATTAAACCAGTAATTCTCTATTGCTCTTATTGTTACCATCGGATGATTGCCGGGGGTTATTTTAAGTTCGGGAGGAAAAGGCTCTCCATCAGCAGCCATCATTGAGTATGTGAAATCCGCCGACGCAGTCCCTTTCATGATAATTCCGAATTTTTCAAGTAATGAGAGCAGTTCCGGTAATCCTGTGTCATCTGAATAACTTTCCTCATAGAAAGAAGCGATTGCCGCAGGAGATGACAGTTCTCGCTCTGCAATTTTTTTGTAGTTTTCCAGAATTCTTTTTTTGAATACTTTTCCTCGACATGAAAACCCATCACCGAGGCAATCCGCTTTGCAGTTTCTTCAGTATTCTGGTTGTTTGTTACCGAAACAGAGTACAATCCGGTAAACGCATCGCGCACATTACGAGCCATATTATCAATGTATTTCTTCGTTGCAGATTCTAATTCAACTTCGTTCAGACGTTGGTGAAGTGCATGTGCTGCAATTTCCTGGATTTCTTTTAGTAAATCTTTAAATTCCATCTTTAACTCCGTTAGTCGTTAGATTTTGCCGAACTGGAAAGCGCCTGTTTAAACTCACTGAAGCTGAGAGCTTCCTCGCCTTCGGCAAGGCCTTCGAAGTATTCTTCGTAAGCCTTTTCCATGATTGTGTCGAAATCCATATCACTCACCTGAGTTTCTTTCCAGCCAGCGACGGGCACCATTTTCGGTTTTAAACGTTTTGCTTTTGGTATACGTCATCGCGGTGAATGTACCGTCCTGGTTGGGAAACACGCCGTACACCAGAGATTCGTTGTTGCCAAGATCGATAGTATCCATGTTGACCTCATTTCCCCTTAACGCCGGGTAGCGGAACAAAAACCTGCTGCATAGTTATTAAAGTTGAACCCTGCCGTCATGTTCATACGCCTCGGGCTGGCTACTTACCCCCTGACCACTGCTTGGTAACTCGAAGTATTGCCCGGCGTTCTGTGGGGCGGGGTGGGTGGTTGGTGTATGTAATCTACAATTAAAAACTGTTTTTGTGTCAACAGTTTTTAATTGTTGTTTTGGGCAAAAAAATCCCTCGAAAGAGGGAGTATGAAAATTGTTCAACTCAGATAGAGAAGGGAAATTGTCGCCGAGAATGTGTCACGCTTACAATCTCAATGCTTGAAGCAGCTACTCTGTACAGGATTATGTAGTTAGGGTGGGTCACGATCTCTCTCAATCCAGAAACCCGTTCGCTTGGTGGATATAAGTACGGATGCTCAGATAGAGGTAATACCGATGTTTCAATGCGTATTTTTAGTCTACGTGCTGCCGGTGGGTTCTCCTTGGCGATGTAAGTTATGATCTGGCGCAAATCATCGCGAGCAGACGGTAGCCATAAAATGGGTAACATTACTCGCTCTTGTTAGTTACAGCAATTTGAGCAATAAGATTTTCCATTTCAGCCATTACCTCGTCATGTGGAATTGCGGGGCGAGTGTCTGCAAGGCTTGACGTTACTTTAGTGCGCAACCATTCGTTGTAACTGTTTTCTTGTTCGGTAGTTTCGAATTCTGAAACTATCGGAGAAAGGGCTGTACCCATGGCATAACTCCTCTTCTTGTACTGTGGTCACGCCCGGCGGCTTTTTTGTGCCGCCAGCCACCTAGCAATGGTTTCTTCCATTGATTTTTTCTTGTCTTTGATTTCTTGAAGCATTTTTTCTTGGTCTTCCTCAGGAAACGCACTAAAAGCTTGGAGCAGTTCGCGTTGGCGAGGACCAATTTTCATCGTGTCAGGGGTGAAAATTTGCTCACACTCTTCAGGAGGCAATAAAAACCAATGCAATGGATGCCCTGAAACCTCAACCAGTTTATCCAAACTTGAGGCTTTAGGTGTAGCCTTACCGCTGACCCATTGTTGAACAGTTTGTTGTGTCACACCAATTCTACGGGCAAGCTCAGCCTGGCTCCATCCAGTTTCCTGAAGAAGCTTGCTGATTCTGTACATAGATACTTCTAGGGCGCTCATCATTATTCAATTTTACAGGTAAATACTGTTAAAAGCATCACAATAAAAAACTGTTGATTGCATACAGTTTTTTATTGTAGGCTTTGCTTATAGTTTTTAGAGGAGGGCAAAATGCTAGATAGCACTCGCGAAAAAATTAGGCAGAAATACACTCAGGCTGAAATAGGTCGTTATATGGGGGTCGCTCAACAGACTGTTTGGCAATGGTTTAGCTTTGGCGTTCCCCCAAAGCAGGTAATTCCGTTATGCCAACTAATGAAGTGGGAAGTTACCCCGCATGAAATCCGCCCAGATATTTATCCTAACCCAACCGACGGTTTACCTGTTGGATGTAAGGTTAACACATCAAATGCGCCGGAGTTGATTCATGAAAATCAAGCATGAACACATCCGCATGGCGATGAATGCCTGGGCGCATCCGGACGGCGAAAAAGTACCGGCTGCGAAAATTACCAAAGCGTATTTCGAGCTGGGAATGACGTTCCCGGAACTGTATGACGACAGCCATCCGGAAGCCATGGCTCGCAATACTCAGAAAATTTTCCGCTGGGTGGAGAAAGACACTCCTGATGCGGTTAAAAAAATTCAGGCGTTGTTACCAGCGATCGAAAAAGCGATGCCGCCTCCGCTGGTGGCCCGAATGCGCAGCCACAGTTCCGCTTATTTTCGGGAGTTGGTAGAGACGAAGGAACGGCTGGTGAAAGATATTGATGATTTCGTTGCATCAGCGATCGTTCTGTTCGATCAGATGAATCGTGGTGGCCCGGCAGGAAACACTCTGGCTGTGCATTAATTGGGTAATAAATATGAGTAATGACAAAAAATTGACACTGAGCGTTTACGAAAACAGTCCGCACATCTGGCGTGGCGGTTTATCTGATGTGGAGCTGGCAGAGTGGTTGATACATAAAGCTAATGCGCTGCTCTGGCGTTTGTCAGCCAGAGAACAGCGCAAGGAAACCAGAATAAAGCTGGCTGATGCAGAAGCGTGTGCCGGGCTTATTGAGGATTATACAAATCTTGGTATTTCTTCAGCAGAGAGTGATCCCATTCAGCCTCTGAGCAGGGAGTCAATCCAGCACGCTGGTTGTATGGCACATCTTGTAACTGCTCGTCAACATGAGGTGGGTATTGGATCACTTCCGGCGGGATATTCGCTGATTCCAGAGCTGGTTGAAGCAAGAAAATCAGTTCAGAAAAAGAGAGATGACGCACTTCAATTATTGAGAGAGCACTATGGCGCGATACCAGAATGCGAACAGCGTCGATACCCTGAAGGTTATGAATGGATGCAGTCTCTTTTTGAAGTTCGCTAATCAATATGTCGAGACGAAGGTATGTTTCGGCGCGCAGCCAGGCTCTGTAATCCGGGAGCATTTCGGGGCTGTTACACCAGCGGTTTGTTGCTGCAACATTTAATACATGAGCCTGATAAAGGCTTTTCAAAAAATACATGTCGAACCTCCTCTGGTTCTGTCGATTGGGAACCACAGATTATATCCGGAGGAAGGTTCGGCACCAGATGAGGTAGCCATGCGTGATTACGCAAAAGTTTCTCCGCGATTCTGGCTGGGAGAAACGGGGAGAGAACTTAGAAAGGCGGGTGCAGAAGCGCAAGTTGTTGCTTTTTACCTGATGACATCCCCTCACGCAAATATGCTGGGTTTGTATTACCTGCCAGTTTTATACCTTGCTCATGAAACCGGGCTTGGTCTGGAAGGGGCTTCAAAGGGGCTTAAAAGGGCTGTTGAAGCTGGTTTTTGTAGCTATGACCATGATGCAGAGATGGTCTGGGTCCATGAAATGGCAGCCTGGCAGGTTGGGGAAACGTTGAAGCCTGGCGATAACCGTTGTGCAGGTGTCAGGAATGAGTATGCATCATTACCTGAAAACGCTTTTCTGTCAGTGTTTTACGACAGATATAAAACGGATTTCCATCTGGATGTGAGGCGGAATAATAGCCGAAATTCGGTAAGGGGCTTCGAAGGGGCTTTTAAGGGGCTTCGAAGCCAAGAACAGGAACAGGAGCAGGAGAAAGAACAGGAACAGGACAAAAACACTATGGTTCATGGCAAAAAAAACACCACGAACCAGGCAGGGGATGTTCAGACCGTCAATCCTGGTCAGCCAGCAGGCACGACACCGGAAGCCGATTCGGGCGCTGTGCAGCAGGTGATGACCGCAGGGTCGGAGCAATCACACCAACTGCAGCAGCCTGAAGCCGATTCCGCCATTCAGCGGGAAGCCGATCGGGTAGTCCCGGAAAGCACCGGGCAGTCTGTGGGACGAGTGGATTATCCGGATGTGTTCGAACAGGTCTGGCGGGAATACCCGTTGCGTGCTGGGGCAAACCCGAAGAAATCCGCTTTCAGTGCCTGGAAGGCCAGATTGCGCGAGGGGGTGCCACCAGAGACCATGCTGGATGGTGTGAGGCGTTACGCGAGATACCTGGCGGCGACCGGGAAAGCGGGAACGGAATTTGTTCAGCGAGCGACGACGTTTTTTGGGCCGGACCGGAATTTTGAAAACCCCTGGTTGCTCCCGGTAAGCGGCACGAACAACCAGCGTTGTGTGAATCATATTTCTGAACCGGATACCGAAATTCCGCCGGGATTCAGGGGGTGATGTGGCATGAAAAACATTGCGGCAGCCGGGGTTCTTGAACGTATTCGCAGACTTGCACCACAGGCGTCGGTTCCACCGTACCGGACGGTGGAGGAGTGGCGGGAATGGCAACTTGCTGAAGGACGAAAACGCAGCGAGGAGATTAACCGCCAGAATCACCAGTTGCGGGTGGAAAAAATCCTGAATCGTTCGGGCATCCAGCCTCTGCACAGCAAATGCTCGTTTGCGAATTATCAGGTGCAGAACGACGGGCAAAAATACGCGCTGAGCCAGGCCAAATCCATAGCTGACGAACTGATGACCGGGTGCACGAATTTTGTGTTCAGCGGTAAAACCGGCACCGGGAAAAATCACCTTGCAGCGGCGATGGGTAACCGGCTGATGGCGAAGGGGCGCAGCGTGATTATCGTCACCGTGTCTGATGTCATGAGCGTGTTGCATGACAGCTACGACAACGGCAAATCCGGGGAAAAATTTTTACAGGAGCTTTGCAGTGTTGATTTGCTGGTCCTGGATGAAATAGGCGTTCAGCGGGAGACGAAAAACGAGCAGGTGGTATTACACCAGATAATTGATCGCCGGACAGCATCACTGTGCAGTGTCGGGATGTTAACAAACCTGAATCATGCCGCAATGAGTACACTTCTTGGTGAGAGGATTATGGACCGCATGACCATGAACGGTGGTCGATGGGTGACGTTTAACTGGGATAGCTGGCGTCCAAATGTCAGCAATATGAGGGTTGTGAAGTAATTTTGTCCGGAGGAAATTTTAATGGAAACCGTATCTGACGCACTGAAAGCACTGAAAAAAGCCTCTTCACATGTGGTGGCAGCTCGCCTTGGAATCAGTCGTGAAGAGGCTGTCAACGAGCTGTGGGAACTCAAAATAAATGGCGTCGTTGATAAAACTGGTCACACCTGGTTTCTGGCTGGCGAAGGTGAATCCCGGGTAACCGAAGAGCGGCCAGTAAAATCTGAAGCACAGGATATGCTGACCGGGGAGGTCGAACAAAAAGTTACCGCAGACATGATGATTGAGTTTATCGGTCAGGATGGGGCTAAAACGTGTGAGGAACTGGCGGGTAAGTTCGGTGTCAGTACTCGCAAGGTTGCTTCCACGCTGGCGGTGGTAACCGCAACGGGGCGGCTGGCACGCGTTAATCAGAACGGTAAATTTCGTTACTGCATGCCGGGCGATAATTTACCAGCAGAGCCGAAAGCCGCGCTGGTAACGGAAAGTGATGGTAAGGCCTTTCCTCAGCCAGCA